CCCTGAAGTCCCGCTAGATCATTATGACGGGTCGCAAGAGGAGTTGCTACATGAGAATAGTGAAGAGTTCCATTATGAACAAAATAAACCGTTACTGCAGCTCCTGAGGTAGAAGAAGCCCAAAGTCTAATACTAAGTTTATCGGTTGCAGTAATTCCTGTAAAAGCAGGTTGAACGGTTAAAATTTCTTCTAAGGTGACAGCAGTATCATTAATATCACCTGTAATTGTATTAAATAGAAAACGATGTAAAGCAAAAGAAACACTTGATTCATTAACATAGCCAACTGGTGTGGTAATAGTTACAACGGATGAGGAAGTATATGCAGAGATAGGGAATGTTCCAAGAGGAGTTTCCACACATCCCGCAACAATAGGATTTGCATTTGCATCACCAGCTACAAAAGGAGTAGATCCTGAAATAGTAGCAGTACGAGAAGTGCCACTTCCTGTTATTGTGACTGTTCCAACTCCGACCAATCGTTTGAGCACTGCAAAGGAGATAGTAGTAAGACTTGGAATAGCACTAACATACCGATAGGTACTAAAATTCCATACACCCCCTTCTATTTGTGATCCACCAATTATTCCACCGGAAATAAAACCTTCAATTAATTGGGGGCTTGTAGCAATGGAAACACTAACTGAATCAATAACCTCACCTCCACTTGCTGGGGTAGGATTAATAGTAAAATTTCCATCAGTGGACACTACATCACTAAAATAATAGGTTAAACCAACCCCACCTGAAACAGGAACAGGATCTTGATTAACCCAATTAGTTCCATTATAGACTAAAGATTGAGAAGTAAGAGGTGTTGAGATAATAACATCAGATAGATAATCCAGATTAATAGAAGAAGGAGCTTTTCCGTTAATCTGAGTTTGAATAGGTCCAGACACTCCACTAAGATATCCAACTTCAGCAGCAGTGACCGTTGAGGTAGTAAGATATCCTGAGACATCTGTTACAACTGCTCGACTGGCTGTAAGGATATTACTCGATCCTAAAGCAATCGGAGCTCCATTAAAAGTTAATTGATCTGAAGCATTAACTGAAAGAGGAAGATCAGCGAGATTGGCAAAATTCCTCCAAGCAACATTCTCTCCATTTCCTAATCGGAGAATCCCAGCCAAAGCAGAATTGGTGGCTCGTGATTTCAGGTAGGTTGACTTTAACCCAAAATTTGCACCAAAGTCTGTTTCAGATGTTAGAGTGAAACTCCCACCAGTTTTCTGTAAACATCCGGCAGGAATAGCAACAAAATAGGCATCCAAATTACTTCCCCAGCCAATCTCATTAGTTTGGGGAATAATGTAATTTGAGCCATTAAATGTAAGTAGAATACTCATTTTAAGCTCCGATTAGAAAAATTTAATTAGGCAGGGACTGTGACAGTAGGGCTTCCATCCAGATCGACAACCACTGAAGCTCTTTGGGCTCCATTAACAACATCGTCAATAACTTTGGCAACATCGGAAAGACTCACTTGGGTGGCATTCATTTCGAGTTTCGCAAGCATTGATGCATGAGAATCAGGCACCGTAAGGGTAATTGTAAGAACAGCCATTGTAATACTCCTTTAAATCAAAAATTTATCTCGTATAAGACCTATTCGCCATTGGCGACTAGGAAAGAACTTCAGAGATGTAAAAGTTACTTCAATAATTAAATTAGCTCAATTAGGAAAGAGATATGTTGTATATCTTAACGCAACGAGCTGGCAACTCAATGAAGATCTGTTGGTTCGTCCAAAGACGCAGTTCATAGGCATTATACCCAGGAACATACTGGAAGAATTCGTCAGAACCCATAACCTGAGGCATAAACTCAATATCCATAGATCCGATACGAGTCATATGCTCAAACGGAAGAATGAAGCAGTCCCCTTCTTTCACATACAAGGAAGGAGTAATATTCATCGTCCCATTCTGAGAGTAGAATGTAAGCTTCTCAGCTCCGTTTTCCATCTGGGTCTTTTTGTAGCTTGAGTCAAACCGACGAGCACCGCTTTGAGAGGTGACGAGGTTTGCCCACACTTTTGGGTTCACAAGAACGTCAACAGAAGAGTCCAAACCACGACCCACAGCAACCGCAACTGCATTTTGCAGAGCTAAGAAGGTGAGTTTTCCAGCAGAATTGTCAACCACATTGGCTTTCCACAGGTCATAGACCGCCGCATTGAGGTTGAAGAGAGTACCAGTATTCACAAGAATTGCATTGATCCCAGTCATTTCATTTCCATAAGCAGAATTGAAATAAAGGGTCAGAGCAGTAGGAACTGTCACAACCAATGCATGAAGGGCAGCGATGCCAGCAATTGATCCAGACACAGTCAACGTCCGAAGAGTCGGATTAACATTGGTGATCGTAAACACAGAATCAGCTCCAGACGAAACAAGGACGGTGACATTATAGAACTGAACTAGGTTATTAACCGTACCAGCCCAAATGCCATCTGACCAGGATTGCTGAGTGAACGCAACGATTTCATGTGTAACATCGACATTTGAAGATCCAGATGTTGCAGAAGTGGCGAGTCCACTCCCTCCATAAAGGGCAGCAAGCTCAACTCTCTTAGACATAGAATCAATCATTCGCTTTGTGATAAGTTTGGTCGCACTCAAGAACGCAGCTCCACTTCCCAAGGATTGGGACAGAGCATCATAAGCGATCTGAGAGACAAGAGTGATCTGAGCAGGACGAACCTGGGCATCAGGAACATTCAAGCTGATGGGACCATTCAATGCATAGTTACCAGCATTGTTTGCAGCATAAGTGAATCCAGCTTCATCAGACAGGATCACAGGGGTGTGGAACGCATTACCGACGAGGGTAGCCTTGTCAAAGTCCACATTTTTCAAAATAACACGGGATTCAGGAATGGCATCTTGGATGCCTTTGCTATTATAGCGTTCCTTAAAATCACCGATAATAGAGGCGGGAATTGTAGCAGCCATAGTTTTTATTACCTTTTAAAGTTAGATTTTTACTTCTATTCAACAATTGTTCAGTATTATCGACGTTTAGGCGGTTCTTATGGATGCGCCGACGAACGACTTTTAGATCAATTGGTACTGCAGTTTTTACAGACTATTCTTTCGAATAGCTTCCATGAAGCCAGTTTGGGACTCCTTAGGAAGATTTAAATTGTGCTGGGAATCTCCTCCCAGCGGGAAAAGCTTTAAGCGAATTGTCTACTTAGTTCTAATTCAAGATAGCTAATTACCATGTCCCAAGAATCTGGGGACTCTACTTTTTCTCTGGATTCAACTTTAAGAGCGGTATCCAAGGTTAATTTGAAGAGTTGATAACCACCGGACTCGGTACTCTCAAGTTGATAAGCAACGGGGGGTATAGTTTTCATTATAGTTCACCCCTCTCTCGTTTAGCTGCTTCATCAATGGATTTCCAATATTCGTGGGAAGTTTTCCATTTTTTAGCTTTTGGTTTATCATCAACTGGTGGAACAGCAGCCCCACCTCCATTTTTCAGGGGATCTTTGAGTTTCTGCAGATAGTATTTTTGAATCTCCTTAACACCGTCTTCTCCAATTAAAGAAATTAATTTCTCAGCATCGGCTCCAGACAAGATCCCTTTTACGGTACTTCGGATGTCATTCTCAACAACTTTAGCTACTTCTTTGGCTGATAAAAGAACACCAGTCTTATCTCGAACTGTGTCAATATACTTTGCAATCTGAGCTATTGTAAATCCATTCTTAGGCAGTGATGGGGTGGTTTCTAAGGCTTCAATTATCTCTGCGTGGAACTTTGCTTCCATAGCTCTTGTTTCATGCTCTAGTTTCAGTTGGGCAATCTGAGTCTGTCGAGCAGTTTCAGCGTCTTTATATCGTTTATTCTCTTCCTGAGCCTTTTCTAATTCAATATCCCGTGGATCACGAAGTCGGTCTTGCAAGTCTTTTGCTACTTTCTCATAAGCCCATTGTTTTGGATCTTTCCCAGACTTGGACAGTAACTCTTCGGGATTTTCTTTAGCTAACTTAAAAAACTTGATAGCTTCTTTTCGGGCTTTTGAAGCTTCCAGGAACTTCTTATCAGCTCCTTTGGCTTTCTCGATCATTTGAGCCAGGGTGGTTTCATCATAATCCGTGTCCCCAACTTTGATCTTTTTAATTACTTCCACTTCTTTTTTAGTAAGCTCTTTCCCATCTACTTTTGCATCTCCGGCTAGAAGTGCTGAGGACGAAACCTCAGTTTTTCCAGATACTGCCGGAGTTGGCTTAACGTCAGCCGATACTGGTGCTACAGGGGGTGTGACTGGAGTAACATTTGCATCACTCATTGTAATTCTCCTTTAAACCATTCTGATTTCCATCACAGGGTAGGTTGGTGTGGGTTTATTTTAAGTCTAAAATGGATACCTCCAGTATCCTAATTAGCTTTAATTTAAACTAAATTAATTTGGAATTCTTAAAACTTTATATCCAGTGCCACCCGAATTATCGGCTCCAACAGATACTCGTACAAGAGCACCTGTATCTACATCCCATAATAATAATCGAGTATCACCAGCGACGACTGATTCATCAAAACGACCGACTTCATCTAAATGTACAACTAATGATAAGTACTCTCCCGTACCAAAAGCGCCATCAAGACCAGTAGTACTATCACAAATACCACATGCGACAGATCCAATACCTATTAAACTACTTTCGATAAAAATCCCTTTTCCAAGGGACATATTTAGAGCACTATAATCAATAGAAAGAATATCTTCACCTTGATTACAAAATGTTAATGATGGGCCTCCTGAATTTCCATATATTCCACAATCGGGAGCTCCAGTTAAGCCGAAACCAGGGGCCCCAACAGTCCCATCAGAAATTAGGAGAGGATCGGGAAGCACTGGTGCACTATTAATCCATGCCGTACCACTCCATGTTAAAACATCATTCAGAGAGGGTGACGGTACAGAAACATTAGCTAAATCATCGAGATTAACAGTTCCAAGATCGACTGAAGCACCAACACCAATAACTGCCCCAGTACCAGTTCCCCCAATGGAAATTTTTGCTGATCCGGCTGATAAATTTCCTTTATCAGCTGATAAAATATATGGACCAGCTCCAATTGGATTTATTTTTATATATTCGTTCATAATTATATCCTTAAGCTAAATTTAATGAATTATAAATTAATTGAAGATCCACAGTGCCCGCCACACGAACAAAATGAACTCGAACTATTTTAAATGCAGAATTACTTAAATCCCAGATTGTATTTCCATTCGCTGTAATAGTTACTGCTGTATTTGCAACATCAGTCCAACTAATTCCATCATTAGAGACTTGAATACTTGCGGTGGCATTAATTGCAGTTTGATTGTTATATACTAATTGAATTGATAATCCATAAGAATTATGCAGAGCTAGATTGTAATCATAATTTTTACTGGTTGTGACTCCTGGATCTGTAACAATGGTTCCGTCATTTTTTAAAAAAGGCATATTTTATTCTCCTTAGAATTTTATTGATTAGGGGGCTGAATCAGAGTATTTAATTGAGCCGATGATGCTTGAGTTACCTGATCCGCCCCTTTCGGGAGATTAGGCATTTTGGGGGCTTGAACGGTTCCAGCTATCTGAGAATTTGGCGGTACTGCGTTCATAACCTTTGGCAAATTTGGTGCACCAGGGACTTTTGATCCATTGGGATTTTCATTTCCTGGAGGAGGCATTTGAGGACCACCCATTCCTGGAACAGGCGGAATACTTAAGAGAGCAGCAATTCGAGGGTCCATACTGGTCCAGAAGTTTAAGTGTTCTTTTATATGATTTAAAGTATTTAAAATAACCGGATTATTCGGATCAGGATTGCTTCTTGTTTCTGGTGAATTCAGGATAATTAAGTGTTCCCTGATTTCAAGCGGGTGATTATCAGTTGTCATGGCTTTAACAGGTTTTCCAGCTTGAAGGGCTTCATTCTCCTGCTTGATACGCAACAGTTCTGCCTTCTCATAAGCATAAATGGGCTCCAGTTGACCTGTCTGGAACACAGTCAAATATTCTTCTTTGTTTAAGAGCCCTGCCTGAAGCAGATCCTGTGCCATTTGAATGCGTCCAGCCAGAGTTTGAGTAAGAGGGTTCCCTGATTCAACAAGCACACGATCAATATCAGCTAAATCTTGATTGGTGAACTCTTTAGCTTCAGCCTTGTTATTTAACCCTGAAATAAGGATCATCCTGGGGGTTGTGGCAAATTCTTTTAAAATATCAATAATTCCAGTCCAGGTATCTTCAAGGAGTCCAGTGTAGGATCGACACAAAGGATTGATGAATGTCAAAGCCTGAGCAGCAACAAAGGCCAAAGCAGTTCCTGATTTTAAGTTTGCAGCGGGATCACCCTGGATAGTATCATTAACCCCTGAAATTTTAGCCATCATAGCCTCAAGATATTCAATCCATTTGAATATCTCAGGAGCTGTCGCTAAAAGATTGAGTGCTTCAGGTTTTGCTCCCTGAGTCACGGCGGGGTCATAGTAAATTGCATTGAGTCCCTCAGTTAGTTGTGATAAAGAAATAGCAGCCTCACGAGGGATAAGGATGTTTTGAACCCCAAAGGCAGCTTGATTCGTACAAACTGCTGAACTGAGGGCATTATAGACTTTCTGTAAAGGCAAAAGATCCATAGCCACTGTATAACCAAAAGGAGTATTTAGCTGGTGGTCGGCAACAATCCGTGACACAGGCACTTTTTTGTAGGGTAATTCACCATCAAATAAGCATGTTTTCTGATCCAAATAAATACACATTCGTCCATTTGGAACAATTGCTGTTTTCTTATGATAAAAAGTATAAAGTGGAATTAAATCATCATTCAGTTCATTAATAACATGCCCAAGTCTATGGCGTTTTACTTGAGGAGACACAGCCATCCCTTTTATTGCATCTTCAGACTGAGGGAATTTGGCAACTAGATTCCACCGATTATGATATTGACGCAAAACTAACCAATCAGCTGCTTCCCAGCTGCTTCCAGCAAAATCGAAAATACAATCCAATGGATTATATAAGGAAACAACAAAATCTCCTTCATGTTGTGGAACATTCGTATCTGGATCAACTCCATAGATTTTCCCAAGACGAGTATCCCATTCACGGGCCATATAACAAGACCCCATTAGAAGAGCTGTCTCAGTTGCTTGTTGAAATAAATTATCTAAATGCTTTTCTCGGTCAAAATGCTTTAGAATATTTTTACAAAAATCGGTTTGAGCTTGTGACTTATAATCGGTATTGACAGAAACAGGTTGCGGGACAGATCGTTGGGCGGTGACGAGGGAAAGAAGATGGAGAAGGATTGCTCGGAAGTGGTTTATATTGATTCTTTTGAAAGCATCAGCACCGTAATTTGGATAAAGATAAGTTTGTTCATTAACCAGATAGTAATGATAATACAAATCTCGATAAGTAGGCCACCGACCTGATAGATCGACATAACGATCAAAATCAGCCACTTTTTTCTCAAGGGTTGATATTAGTTGCAGTGAATCTTCAGTAGCCCAATACTTATCATGTACTTTACTATCCATAGTTTCCTCTTAATATAGTTTTGGAAATATTTTCTTTACTTCTTCATCCATTTGATTTGGGTTATGCCGAGGCATCCCATTTGGGAACATTGTTCGAGCTAAATCAAGCTTATATAGTGGTGGGATGGGATTGATATTTTGAACTGTAGGCATCAAAACAGCAATTAAATAAACCAATGCATCTACAAAATCATAATGTCCCAAATCAGCACTTCTTTCAAACTCTTCCAAGTTCTTTTTCCAGATACCAAATTCTAAAGACGAGATTAGCATCTTACATCGGGGGTGGATATACAACTTACCTGATTTGATAAATTGACGAAGTTGATTCACCATCCAAGTCTTTCCATGCTTCTTACTTACCGGACCAAATGGCAGTTTATAGATCCGGCCTAAGTCTGCTAAAATATTTAAGTTATTATTATCTGATATCCGTCTAAATCTTGTTTGATTTATTTTATATACTTCTTCGGTCTGTTTAATTAATTTAGCCAGATTTTCCGTGGTAAAATCATTCTCTCTTATTGCTACTTCATGTTCAATAACCAATCGAGCCCCAAGGAAATCCCAATACCCCATAATCCAAGCAGTAAAATCTCGATACCCAATATCCATTCCTTCGACTTGGGTATAGAATTGAAAATAGTCATCCTTTTCAATCTCTTTTACAAACAAGGATGAATCCCATTCCGGGACAATTTGTAAGGTGGAATCCGTTACAAATTTACAGAAAAGTTCTCGAAGGCATCGAGTGGATGTTCTCCCACCCATCTCTTCGATCAGACGTTCTATTTCGTCTTTCTCATACCAGCTTTCTTCTATAGTGAACTCACTATAGGCCCCTCGTCCTTTGGCCTTTTCCGCATAAACCTTGAATGGATGATCTGGTGTGTTCGGGGGAGTGCTGGGTAGAATGATCCGTTTTTCTTTGTTCTTCGATGTCAACAACTGTGGCAAAGCCACATCTTTTACAACGGTATCCAGATCATCAATTTGGGCAGCTTCGTCCAATATGAACAGGTCGGACTTATTTCCACGCAGATTTTCAAACTGGCCATTATTTGCTCCGCAGAGCTTAATATAGCTACCATTTTGAAAAATAAATTTTCCTTCCTGGTGCTTCCATGTAGGACGTATGTCACTGGGACAGTCCGATAGTATTTGATTGAAGATAGGAAGGAGGAAATCTTTTAAAGCGTTCTGATAAGGCGCACCAAAATGAATCTGATAATTAATATTTTTTAAGGCTGTTTCAATGGCGATAATTGCCATTGTTGTTGTCTTCCCAATACGTCTTGAACAATTGACTACATAAATCAGTTCATTACTGTTCAAAACGCTGTTGTAAATCTTCTTCTGGACAGGCTTCAGTTTGTACTGGAGTCGGCCCAGCTGCCAAGCCAGAGCTATCGCTTGGGGATTCAACTGTGGGGGTGTTTGATTGTCCGGCATTTGCCATATCCTCTAGTTCTTTCAAAAGTGCCTCGGCATTCTGTACGGATTCGGCTGAGGTTGTGGGTTTCTCAGGAGCTGATTCAATTGGTTTCTTTGCTGGCTCAATATACTGTAAAAGCTTAAGCCAAATATCTGATGCGAGTTCATGGTCCTGATTTAACTCAGCTTGGATCGCTATTCTCACCAGCTGATCAACGGGATGAACCTTGTGCTTGAAGCGTAACCGATTAGCTACCTTCAGCATACTGAGTTCTGAATTCTTTGATCCTTTGGGTCGCCCCTGAGGATTCGATGAGGTGCCTTTCTGCCAATTTGGATTCACGCTATTATCCTTTAGTTTGAATGGATTTGATATAATCTTCGTGGCATTTTTTACAGATCCGTTCTTCATCTCCGAAGAAGAAGGCGAACCCTTCACCTGGGGCAAAAGTTATCCCGCAGATTAAACACACTAAGAGCATATTATTGTCCATTATCTACATGGTACTTGTTATCAGCTTTAGGCTTTTTAAGTTTCTCGAATTCTAATTCAGTATGTGCAATCAGATCAAATAATTCTTTGCCTGTAGGCATAGGCATAGGAATGTTTCCCAGATGCAACACTGTGAACATTCCCGTTGGACAATCATTCAAAGAAAGATTTATTGTATCTTTTATTACTTCTTCTTTTATATCTTTGAATTGGTTAATAGCTTCTTTTTCTAACCAAACCTTTGTTCTCTTAATTATGAACTTTTCTATAAAAGAAGGTTTTTCAAATAAACAATAATTAGAAAGAAACGTATTAAATGCTTTTAGAGCAAGTAGATTATTACTTGCAACAACTAAGCCAAAAGACAACATGGGCTTACGCCCCTTTGTCAAAGAGCTTTTTTAATTCCTCATAAACTGCTTTGGCTTCTTCCAGGTCTAACACCACGGTAGAAGTGTCCGGCAAATGTATCGACAATTCGATTTTCATAGAATCCTCCGAAGAATTCTTATCTGGAGCTCAATAAAACGCCCCCAGAAATGGATCACATAATTAAGTGGGATTATGTGGTAATACATGAACATACTGAGAGAATCATGCATAGTGTAGCCATAGTACCAGGGGACTTTATATCCTGAATACAAGGCATCAAAAGCGATTCTCATTACCAGCCCCGTTGTTTAATACCGAATTCAATGGTGCTGACTCGTGCTTCAATATCAGTCATCTTTCTCGTAATGATCTCATTAACATTACTTGTTCGTAATTTTAACAGATCCTGATAAAAAGCAACTACGTTTTCCGCTATGATTATTGCTAATCCTAAAACAGAAGCATAGGCAAAAGCCGGAGATCTGTACACTCCAGCCAACACCAACAAGCTTACTGTTACAGCGTGTGGGAAATACTTGCTTAGATTCATCTGTTCCTCCGTTTTTCTATTCACAGCCAGGTTTCGGAGACTTTTAACGGGTGTGGGCCCATCTCAGATCCCTGGATACATTTTACTCATGTTGCTCTGTAATTCTTAACTGTATTGATTTGATTCTTACTTATATTGATATTTACTTATTTACTACCTACGTTTGCCAACCAGGGACGAGTTTCTTGAATTATCTTCTTGAAAAAGAAGTCGGGGTGGGTGGATGAACTCAGGCCATAAAGCCTTCCCATCTTCTCTTTCAGCTCAAAATACTCCTCCAACAATTCTTTTGACAAAAGCCTTCCGTTGACGTTTTGAACGTACATCGAACGGAACTGGTCTTTGAGGGCTTGCAGATATTCCGCTGCCCCCATTATTTCACCACTTCCGCTTCGACAACCTTGGACTCTTCCACTTTGGGCAAGAGGGGCTCAAGAGCATCAATCTGGGTTTGCACCGCTTTCTTGATTCCGTCGATCCATTGGACGATCTCCAGGACTGGTCCGGCATAGGCCCCTTTGATCTCAATGTCATTTATGAGATTAATTGCATTAGAAGCCAACCGATTTACATTTTTCAGGTCGGCCAAACGAGCTTCAATTTGCTTCATCCTTTCCGCCTGTTCCTTCACTTGATCTTTAACATCAGTCATTGTTGTTTCCTCCGAATTATAATTTTAAAACACACTTCTGAAATACAGTCCCTTCTGTGGGCAAAAGGAACATGGGTACTGGATGTAACATCCAGGTCCTATATTGAATCCCTGTAATTTATGTAAATGGGTGCACCGAATGGAGTCGAACCATTTTCTGTGGGTTATGAGCCCGCCGTGACGCCGTTTCACTACAGTGCGAAATTTAACTAATTATCCCAGAATATACATGAAATTGAGTATAAATGGGGTGACTGGTGGATTTTAGTTGATACTCTATAATACACATCCAGCTTCATACTTAAGTTCTAAATCTGGGAGGATGAGTTGAAATCCAGATATTTCATCTTTCAGTGGGTCTATCTTGGACTTTTCTACAAGACGGTCAACTCTCATTTTCAAATCATCCCAAGACTTTACTGGAATAAAGAGTGTTCCATCCATTGTGAAAATACAGAGCTGTGGGTTCTCTGGTTTTAATAGCATTTATACACCTCCGAGGGTCTATGTGCTTCTGTATCTACTTAGACCCAAAATTTATTTAACCCTTAGGGAACTACCCATACTGGTAGTCAACAACTCATTTGAACTTCAGGTTTACTATAAACCATCAACTATAAACTTCAAGTGAACTTTAAGTGTATACAACAATCTTGCCAGCGTCACCCCTTCAAAATAATCGAAGTA